GGTTTGCTCAAGGTGCTGCAGGTGCTCCTTACCGTCATGGTTCAGTTCCTCAAAATGCAGACTTAATTACTTTGTTTGCTGATGGTACACTGGCTACATCTTATAATACACTTGAATTACAAGTAGATTTAGATGATCCTGGACATGCAGTTGCAGGAAGTGGTAAAGGTAAGATGTGTATTGTATTAGCCAGTCTTGAAGGGACAGGTAATTCAAACATTACTACTGCGTTTGGAGGTGTTACTCCAGCTTGGGATTAATACTCTTATAATTTTATATAATCAAAGGGCAGGCAGCTTATCTGTCTGCCCTTTTTTAATACTTACACATGGCTTTAGACTTAAAATTAGATATACAAACTACAAATGATTGTAGAACTCTTGTTATAGAAGATATGACAGGAAATTATTCTGAGGATAACTTAGGAGGGTGGGGAGAACTAAATCATATTCCTTACAAAAATAATACTAGTATATATATTATAGTCAAAGTATATTTTTATGAGGGAGAAGAATTAGTAACATCTGAAGGAGTGTTTTCTTTAGATACATACCAAAATTTTGCAGACATACCTTTTGAGGATAATTATAAAAAATTCAAACTAGCTTTACCTATAAGAACTCTCCAAGAGATCATGGATGAGATAGAAGGGTTTGAAGTTGTAGAAGATAATTTATATCAAATCAGTATTAGAGTATCTGACTCCACTGATATTACAAATGAGTATGGGCACAAAGAGTTTGTTTTTAAAAATACTTGTATGACATCTAAACTAGTATCTAAAGCCTTAACTTCTATTAATTTACAATGTGAAGACTGTGATGATTCTGATTTAGATAAAGTATTATTAGCTAAAAGTTTATTAGAAAGTTTAGAGAACGTATGATACTTAGACATGGTAAAATATCTGGATTTGTAGATGAACTTGTAGATTCTCTACTTAATGGAGAACAGGCAGATTTACTTTCTAACTATTCTTCTGAAGTAACTGGAGGAGCTAGTGATGTAGATTCTACTATAAAGATTCCTATAGTATTTGTATATCTACATGAGCCTAGCAATGATCAAGCTACGTCAGCTCCTGTTTTAGAAATAACGCCAGAACAAGCATTTTTAGCTTCTCAAAGATTACTAGATGGATTTAATATTGCCATGATTGAGAGTAATATTAAATTTTATTTATCAGATAAGCCTAAAGTAGATGGGGATATTATAGATTATCCTGGGAGTATACTTATAGATACTCAAGACTTTACCTCTGAGACAACATATTTTGGTCTTTTAGAAGAAGGAGGTTTTGGAAATATAACTAGAGAGTTTACTTATTACAGGGATGGTATAGCTATAGGAGACCAAGATGTTGACGGTAACCCTATAGTAGGAGTTAATAAAAATGTTATAGATGAAGCAGTAGCAGAGCGCGTAGACACTAATAATGTTTTTACTGTTGTTATAGCTAACAAATTAAATGCAACTAATATAAATGATACTTCTGAAACTTGGGCGTATATGACAGGAATTCACCCTGCGGTAGCAGATGTTAAATCTTACTATACAATACTACCTTATTATGGGTTAAGAGAAATTATTAGAGATGATTTAGGGGCTGATGTTGCTATGCAGTTAGGTATGAGTTCTATGAATTGGTATCCTAATATAACTTTTCCTTCAGAAGAAGAGTTAGTTGTCGAATCTCCTCAACCTTTATATAAACACATTATAGGGAGTATGTTTGGATTACTGCCTTTAGGTATATCTAGTTTAGAATTAATGCAAACTCCTTTTCCAGAAGGAACTTGCAGTACTTCAGGATGTATTTTAACAGGAGGAGAAGGAGATTGTTGTGATGATTTGCCTCCAAGAATTACTCCAAATTATTTTTCTACTATAGAAAAAGATATTGTACTATGGGGGGATATAGATTGTTACGAACTTAGTTCTGAAGAAATATTTAATCCAGTTATTGCTAACCCTATGAATTTTATATTAGATAGTCAAGATGTTACTATAATATTTAGCGATGAACAAGTTAATATAATGAGAAGCGGGTTTGAAACTAATGGCACGGTTTTAAAACAAATGAAGGATACTTTTTCTGAGTATATGAGTTATTCTCTTTATTCTGATATTTATTGCGAAGACTACCCTGATAATCTTCGTGCAGTGTATTTAAAAAAGTCTTCTAGTAATAAAAACTATTCAGAAGAATCTACTAAATTTAACTCTATCAAAACTAAAATAGAGCTATTGTGTAATCATATAGTTTATAAGTAATGGGTAATAAATTTAAAAATAACAATAGAACTACTGAAGAAGAAATTATAGGAGGGTGTTTACATTCTTATCCTAGCACTAATATACCTCTTACTGACGGAGATTTGGAAATGCTTAGGAGTGAAGCTGTGGATGCTAAACAGCGTTTAGATGACTATTATCAAAATAAAAATACAAGAATTACTCCAACTCCAACTCCAACTCCCCCATATATAACTTATGCGCCAGAAGATTTAATATATATACCTTTAGTTTTTCATCAGTTTATACCCTCAACGCCATCAACGGACACAGAAACTACGTATACAGATGTGTTTTACGCAGAGGTAGTAGACTACTTAAATTCTTTTCTAGACGGTACACATGTACCTTCAGGTACTATAGGGGCTCATAGAGATCATCCAGATCATGGGGTAGAGAGTAAGATAAGATTTAAGATAGCCACTCATTTACCTAGTACATTTGTGTCTAAGTTTTTAAATATAAATTCATCTTATTATTCAGGAGAACAAACCCTCGAAGGAATAGCTAGTTTTAATTTTACTAACACTTCTATAGAAAATGCTCAAGCTGCAGCTTCGAGTGAATATACTACTGCAGAAGCAGCTAAAGACTTACAGTATGATGCCTTAATAGCAGAGGGAAATACTCCCGCTGAAGCTGAAGAGTTATTAGAAGAAACTCAAGAATATGCCGACTACGTGCAAACTAAATATATTAATGATTTAGGAGGGTTAATAGAATGCGGTACTCAGGGAGCTATATTTACACACGATTTAAGTAAATTAAATCCTTGCACCTTAATTACGTTACACGGAGAGTCTGTAGAAAGCCCTATAATAAATTGTGATGAAGCATACTGTTATCATCCTGAAGGTAACTGTACAGAGGAGTATAATTCCCCTTTAGGTAATGTATCAGGAACTGTAGACCATGCATCGCTTGCTGATTTTGCTGAGGAACTTGGGTTATGGGGAAATACTTTACCTGTTATGAATGTGTGGACTACCGTAGGTGGTATTCACCAGAGTTCTCTTTTTAAAGGATTTGGACCATCTCCAAGCCACTCTTATAATGGAAATATTTACATGGATGATGCTGATCGGTTTGATGAGGATTCCTATAAGTATGCTCAAATTTTACTACATGAGTTTGGGCACTCACTAGGGTTGTCTCATACTTTTCAGGGAGGGTCTATAACAGATATGGAAAATATTACTGTTCCTAGTATGAACTTCCCTCTAGAAGAGGATGCTACCCCTGCGCAACAGTCATTAAATGTTATGTCTAACGATGAAGCTACTTTTTTAGATGTATTTTTTAATAAGATTAAAGATAACGGACAAATAACTACTAAAGTAGGACTTGCAACTACAACAAATCTTGATACAAGATCAATAAGTAAAGAAATAAAAGATATTTCTAATCCTCTAGGAGCGGATCTACTAGATTTAAGAAGAAAATTATTTGAACAATTTTTAAATTTACCTAGCTTCTGGTCAGGTAGTGTAGATACAACACAACTAAATTCTCAAGGAAATGCATCTCTAGTATTTAATAAAATAGTAGAGAATACTCATGTAATTGATTTAAGCGGTGTTCATCTTGTCGGCGGTGGCATTCTATATAATGATGCTGCGGGATATATAGAATTAATGTGGCACGGAACTGAAGGAACTCTAACATTATACCAGGAAGATTTAAATTATGTACATGGGTATACTAATCTAGCATTTGATGAAACTCGTAATTTAATTATAGAAGCGGATGGCAGTAGAGATATAAATGTTAAGCAGTTTTTCAGTGGCGGAGGAGGGAGTGTTACTATTCCTGTGACATTACAGTCAGATGAGCCTAATTCTATACCACTTTCTCAGTTCACAAATAAAGTAGAGATTACTAAAGTAGGTACCGTTGCATATCAGGAAATTACATCCATAACTTCTATGAGTATGGTAACAGATATAGGTAACCCTTTAGACACAATAACTAGAGTACCTTTTTGTGTGCCTAATCCTGATGGCACGCCTTCAGATGTGCTTGATGAGTTTTGGCATATAAATTTTAATTGGCTAGATGAAGACTATCCTGCCTATCCTGATAACTGGCCTACAGATAAAGCTTATGATGAGTTTGACGATGAAGGTAACCCTCTTTGTCCTTGTTTATACGCAACTCAGAATTATACTAAAGATGGGGAGCCTTTTAGTAGAGATACTTTAGCTGAGGTACTTTCTTCAATTGGTTATTGGAATACAAATTACTTTAGTTTTCTAGCTCTTAAGACGGAGTTTCTAGACGACCCAGAAGACTACCATTTATACAATACTGATAAGCCTAAAATAGATTTAACTGATTCTTTAAATGTAGGAAATAATGGGCATATGCCTTTATTTGGATATTACGGGTTTACTCCATTCCAAGGAGTACCTGAAGAGTTCGGACTAGACTTCGACTCTGAATCAGAAGATTTTTACACAAAAGATGATTTATTATCAGATACTCCTAGAGTAATAACTACAGGAGAAGTTTCATTCTCTGAGTTATTAACTAGAACTCTTTTAGGGAGCTCAGACGAAGCAGATACTTATTATAACCCTTTCAAAGTAGATGTTCCTACGCAGGTTGTATATCCTTCTAGGTTTGCAATGGATTTAGTTATCGTAGAAAATTCACCTACAAATCCTTTATATGGTGAAGACACATCTGTAGGAGAGTTTAATGTAAACTTCATGCATAATACTATGAACTATGGCAGAAGTAGTTTAATATTTTCTGAGGAAGGTGATTTTACACATGAGACAACTGCAATGAATGTTAAAAGGGTTTTGTTTAGTGTTGAAGGTATTTTTAGAATAGAAGCTATTCTAGACTCTGGAAGAGGAAAGTGGGGTAGAATTACAGAATTTTCTAGAGAAGCAAATTTAAAATCTTCTTACGCTACTTCTCCAGATATGCAAAATACCTTAGAAGAAATAACAGCTTATGTAGAATATTATAGTACGCAGCCGCAAGGATGTATAGATCCTACAGCAGTTAACTATGATTCAGATGCAGTTTTTAATGACGGATCTTGTATGTATGCAGGAGACGATAATTGTATATTACCTACTGAGACAATAAACGTATGCATAGATCCTGATATACTAACTTGTAACCAAGTCGAGCCAGAGATTTTAGATTTGTTTCCTCCAGGAGAAACTATAAGTACCATTATGTATTCAGAGGACTACCCTCAAGCTCCTGTAGGATGTGCGGGGGGAGGATTTCATTACAGTATTAATACTGAAGAATGTATATATGGAGAGTTAGAAATAGTAGGGTGCGCAGGAGGAGAAACTTTTACAACAGAAGAGATACAAGCACTAGGAGAAGAGCATTATGAACTAATATGCCCTGATGCTAGGTACACTCTAACTGCTAATTTATATACATCTGGAGGAATTTACTTTACTGCTTCAGGCGACTCTTATTCAGGAGTTTATTGTGTGAGAAGTGGAGGAATAGCATTCTCAGGAAGCTTAAAGCTTTCTGGAGAAAGATTGTATACTAAAGACCAATTATCTAAAGCTGTTAAAGTTCTAGACTCTTTAGAGGATACAGCAAAAAAATTCGTTAAAATACAAAAAAATATTGAAAATATTTGTAGATTTGTAAAATTATAATATAACTATGGCAGCTAATCATTCATCTATATATAAAAAATATTTACAGGCTAGGCATGCTTTTGAGGAATATACCTTAAAGTTCCTAGATAGATTAGGCTCAGACTCTAAATCTAGAAAAAAAATATCACTATATAATACTATTGCTTCTTGGTTAGATTTTATAGGAGAAGAAGTTCCTGATCCTATATTTAAAGACGGTAGATCACCTAATAGAGTAGTGATGCAAATTATTCCTACACTCCCTTCTGAAGATACTGAACCTAAAGCTGTTAATATATTTATAGAAGATAGTTTAGGAGTAAGAGAAAAGATAGGGTATACAGGATATTCTACTGAAGGAACTACTACAGCAGTAGTTTCTGGACAGATTAATGCTCACCCTGATATATCGTCTACTTACAATTCTTCAGATGCAGCTATAACTCTTACTTTTTCTAAGGGATCTAGGTATAACGGAGGAAGAATTATAGTATCAAATGCTATAACATATCCTTCTGCTATTTATATTTCTGGAGGAGCAGATTCTGTAACAACTTCATTAAATTTAACTTCAGAGGAATTATCTAGAATAGATGTACTACTAGATAAGATTGCTATAGAATTAGATTTAATATACTCAGATCAAAAATATCTAGAACTTTATAATATAGGTCTTGAAAGAGAGGTTACACAAAGCCTAAAGACTGCAAATAACTTATCATTAACTGCTGAAGATGGGGCGCCATTAGAGGTATAATATATATATATAAAATGAAAATATCTAATTTACCTAAAGCGTCTAAGCCTAAGAATTCAGACTTAATAACTATAGTACAAGGAAACGCTACAAAATCTATTAGCGTTAAGGACTTTACAAATTCTTTAGTTAAAAATACTACTAAGCTATCTTCTGAAATAAAGGCACTTAGAGCTGAAGTTTTTAAAAGATCTCTAAATAAAGAGAATCCTACATTAGCTAAGAATTTAAAAATTCCTAATCCTAAAAGCCCTAATGATGCAGCTACTAAAAATTATGTAGACGATAGTGCTGCTCATAGAGTTAAAGTAGATGGTAGCTCTAAAATATCTGCTCCTCTAACTTACTCTGGTAAATTTAGTTTTTCTGCTAAAGATTTGGTAACTAAAGAGTATGCAGACCAACTATTAGACGCTGCAGTAAAAACTGTTAAAAACTTAAATGCAGCATCTTATCCTAAAGCATCTGCTGGAGACATGTTTATAGCTGTTCAAGAGTATAAGACTTTTGCTACAAATGGACCAGATCTTCAGATGGGAGATATACTTATATGTTTGTCAGAAAGCGAGGGAGGAACTCACGGAGAGGCTGGGAGCCAGTTTGCTATCATAAATACAAATGTAGTTCTAGCAACAGAAGATGAAGCAGGGATACTAAAAATAGCAACTGATGAAGAAGTTAGAAGCTTTAGTTCTGATATAACTGCATTAACTCCTAAAAAGTTTAAAGACTCTCTTGAAGAGAGCAGTATGTATAATAGAACATTGATAGATAGAGCGACTTATACAGTACTAGAAGAAGATAGAGGTATATTAGCTATAGATAATAGAAGATCATCATGTACTATTACACTTCCTACTGTTAGTAGTTTAAGTAATCCTCACATGTTTAAAATAGTTATTAAAGATGAGTTTGGACAAGCAGATCTTAAAAATATTACTATTAAGGCATCAGGAGCTACTATTGATTCTAACCCTCAAATAACACTATTAAATAAGTATCAAGCAGTTACTATTTATAATGATGGTAAAAATTATTATATAGAAAACAATACACATGCTCCAGATGAAGTCTCTGAAAAATTAATACAATCAGGGTTAGTTATGCCTGTTGCTACAGGAACGGCATTCGCATTGTATACAGCATCTCTTGATTTAAATCAATTTGATGTTGGGCAAGGATTTATAATAGAAACAAGTGGATTTTTTGCAGCTAACGGTAATACAAAAACTGTAGCGATAGATGTAGCTGGTACTACAACAGTTACTAATGCAACTACTACAGCTCCAAATAGCGATCACTTTACAGCAAGATTAACAGTAATAAAAGCAAATAAATATGCAATAGCTTACGGTTATATGCTTTTAGAAGGAATAGCTGCAGATACTTATGGTACGTATGCTTTAGATTTAGATTGGAACTCTACAATTAAATTAGGAGTAACTGCTAATGCAGCAACAGCTACTTCTGATATTCACATCTATTCGATGATATTAGAACCTTTAAAATAATATACTGTGATTTATAAGATAAGCGATTCGGGAATATTTTTCCCTTTACTAGAGGCTGTTAATACAGTTAAAGCTGGTACAAATACTGTTTTAACTATTAAGTATTTTTATGACGAAGATTCGTTACAAAATATTTCTTCCAGAACATTGTCATTAGAGCATTTTAAAGTAGATATTGAGAATTCCTTATTTCAATGGGAAGACTTTATATCTAATCTCTATAGTAACAAAGTACACTTTAAAGGAAGTCTTACTGTTAAGTTTGAGCTTTCTAGTGTAGAGTCTGCAGATCTTATTTTTAAATGTTCTACCTCTGGTCCTAAGATTAAAGTAGATACAAAAAATATAATATTCAACTCAACTGCTTCATGGGGATCTTCTTTAATTCCTAATGTAGATGATGTATTACGATATGCTGTTTATGGGGTAGGGCAATTTTTAGGATTAAGTAATCAGTTAGGAGATACTCCTATGAGTTCTATTACTTTAAATAAAAGTTTCCACTTATCTAATGGTCTTTCTCCTGACAGAAATGGCCTTATAACAGAACCAGTACTTCATAAGTATAAACTTTTAACTCCTCACTTTAAAAAGATTTTTGGGAGTACAGCTACTTCTGTAGCTAGAGTGTATGGGTGTACAAATTCAAATGCCTCAAACTATAATCCGCTAGCTAATACAAATGATGGGTCGTGTATAAACATAGATGACACTGTTATATCAACTTCTTCTAATAGGTACACACCTACTAGAATGTCAAGCAATACCCCTCATCAGATTATTGCTTTAAATGGTGATGGTGCTTATTATAAGTATACTAAAGACGGGATTGTGCCTTTAGAATCTCCTTACTCTACTCCTCCCCAACTACTGAGTTCTGTGGGGGGATTGGTACTATATCAGGCAAATAGCACTGTAGTACTTTCTTTGGAAGGCGATAAGATTCTTAATTTAACGGCAGGACTTCTAGGAATTGACGCGCCCTATACTACTAATAGAGTAACAATCGTATCAGATAGACTGGGGAATTACATTACTACCATAAATGAATTATATGGTCACAATAATTCATTAGGATCCTATTATACGCAATCAGTACGTAAGGAGGGAGAATCTTTGAAATTAGACATTTTTATGTTTGGAGTTAATTCTCTGGGAAGTCTTATTGACTTAAGTTCAACCCCCTCTGATTATGAAGATATAGACTGTGATAATAGCGTAGATGCTTTCGGTATGAATTTAGGTAATATAGGTGGTTACGGTATCGCTACTATGGGAAACATCTTCTCAGGGAAGGGAGAAAAACTTGCAGATACCTCTACTAGGATTAATGGCTTTTATAATTTTGGTCCTATAAATGAATATGGAACAGCGGGAGGGATAAGCGATGCAACTAGTTTCGATATGACTGATCCTGATACCTTTTCTGATTCTCATGTTTTTGGAAGAGATAGTTTTGTTAGTAGTGTTTTACATCTACCTGAAGGTGCAGCGGAGACTGAATTCCCTTTTTCTCTGCTTAAATCTTACCCAGAAGTTAAGCATATATACATATCACCTTTCCAAGATAGCTATGTTGTGTGTAGAGGACCTTTCGTGCCTGAAGACGAGGAAGTTCGTATGTGGGGAGAACCTCTTACCCCAGGCTATGCTGAGCAGGATAAAGATTTTTATTTAAATTCAGATATAAAGGCAATTGTCTACCCTATGGCTACTAGTGGTAATTTTTCTTTCACAGGAGACAATGCTACAGAGTCTATGGGGCTTATTAATTTAAGTAGTAGAAAGTGGCAGAAGAGCACACAATCTTTTGAGGGTACAAGTGATTTTGAGAAGTCTTTAACATATTTCGAGTATACTCAATATTTGGCAGGAGAATCTGTTCCAGATAACTATACAACTGACGCAATATTCAGAGACTTAGCAGTAGTATATGCGGATTATACTGGTGGAGAAAGTATAGGAACTTCCTTTCAGGCTAGTACACTTAATTCTGATCGAATAAGTAGATTGAAAGGAAGATATAAGTTAGTTATATCTAAGAGACTTCGAGAGGGGGGTACTTTCTATAGAACTTTTGTAGAAGATAATTTTGTAAACGCCGACCCTAGCGATTATCTTGAGGAGGGTGTTGTCTATACCTACGAAAACCCTTATGAAATTGATATACTTATGAGTAGTGTTATTCCAGGAGTAGGACTAGGAATTAAGTACGCTATTCTTATGGTAGAGTATGGCTGGCTCCTACTTACTATGGATAATTTATCTGGTAGACTTACTGGTGTGGCAAATGGTCATGAGCTTCATATACCTGCAGGAGATAATTCCTTGTTAGGATATAATGACGAGGAATTTACTGAAGGAGGATTTAGAATGATAGATATTGCTATATCTCCGATGGATAATTTTGTATATGCTATTGTAGAACATCCAGAAAGTGGAGATAGGCATATAGTAGTTTATAAACTCGGTACTTCTGTAGATTCCATTTTAGAGGATGCTAGAAGTATTCCTAATCCATTTGATGGGGAATTATCTTCAGTTCAAGTCGGAGCAGATGGTTTCCTGTATTTTTACTCTAAAGGATCTAGTGACTATATAATGGTTCCAAGTCCTGATCTACAATGGTCAGTGGATGTTTTATTATATTTTACTGAGTTTTTTACCAAGTCTCTAGAGGGCGTTATAGACTTTGTTCCTGGTAAACCCGTAATAGATTTACTAAAAAAAGGCACAGAGGATGGAGTGTTCTTAAATTATTTAGATGAAGGATTCGAGGATGCACAGTGGAATGACGTCTCAATTGAGTATCAATTAAATCTAGCAGATGATGTAGAAATCACAGATAGTATACCTATAGGAGATCAAGAACAATTTATTATAGGTGTAGACGATCAAGATAATAAAATAGCTGTAGACATAAACAATATAGGAGACCTTGCAAATGTAGTAGATGGTGAAATTCTTGTAGATACTATTGCTCCAAATATGCCAGATGGAGAGGCTTCTCACGAAAGATTACTTTCTGTACAAGGAAGTATCCTAGCAAGAGTGTCTCTTATAGATAGTCAAATTGTAGTGACTTATCTAGTAGGAGGTGTACGGGAAGGAGAAGTTCTTGACGGAGTGAATAAATTAATATCAGTTGAGTCTTTTTCTTATCCAGAAAGCTTTTTTTATAATATTATATATACAAAAAATATTACTGCGGGTGAAGAGGGTGTGTACAAACTTAAACTACTTTATAATCATTATTCTGACGGAGCTGTATCTTTAGATTCAACTTCTGGAACTCTCAATGAAACTTTATTGTATACTATGCCTACAGAAAGCTATATTGATAGCTGTATTGTTAATTCAGGAGTATCTAATATGACTACTATATATGTAGCCACCCAAGATGCAGGGGTAATAACTTACACTAAGCTTGAAATTACTGGAGATGATTTTACAGAGTCTGAAGAAGGTACGTTAAATGAAGTTGATTTGCTCGGACAGCTCGGAGCTGCTATGGGATCGTTTATTTACAATTACGATGACTCTATTTTAAAGTTTAGACATGACGGGCAATCCCCATTTCTAATGCTAACCCTTTCTATACTACCTCCATCTAGCATTCTTAACATGAATGAACTTGATGACGCTGGAATTACTATAGGAAGTACAGTATTTGAATACAATATAACTACTAGAGCATTAACAAAAGTCTTATCTGTAGAAGCCGCAAGTGTAAATTATAATAAAAATAACCCTAAAAAAATAGTAGCTTTAGAGCCTGCTCTTGCCTCTAATACATTTATATTAATTGGAGATAAGTACGAAACTCTAAGTCTTAAGTACTTTGGTGCTAATAGTCAGTCTCTATCTCATGTTGAAATACTTCCTAGTGATGCGCTAGAAGGCTTTTCATCAGATTTTGCACAAGATGATGCTGGGCTTTACACTTATGATGGTAGTCAAGATATTAAAGCAGCTGAAAATTTAATATCTCTTCCTAATGGGCGTATATATATAGAAACAAATTCTGGAGAAAGTATATCTAGAATATATGGGCCTACCTCAATATCCCCATACTATGCTATTAATATAGCACCTGATAATAATATAGAGCCAGGGTTTGGTCCTATAATGTATAATATTAAAGGAGAGATTGGAGGTATGTCACAGCAAGGCCCTACACCTGATGATAATGTTACAGTAGCTATACCTGGCTGTATGAATATTAATGCTTGTAATTATAACGAATATGCAACTATAGACGACAACAGCTGCCTTATACCTGATGATGCAGACATAATAAATAGATGTGATGGAGGATGCGATGGCGCTATACCTTATATTGGTATAACTAATTGTGGCACTTGTTATACAGGAGAAGCTTTTCAAGACACTGATTGTTATGTATGCCCTGAAGGAACTGATTTAGGAAACGGTAATACAGCTACAGGATGTGAAGGCATTGAAGACCCTTGCTATCCAGATTATAGTGCGTGTACAATATACGGATGCTTCGATTCTCAGGTTCTTGTACAGCCTTGTAACGCTGTAGAAAATTCTGGAGTACCTGAAGGAAGTGACTTATATCCTGACGAACATTTAGGTGAGTTATGTATTTTTCCTACAAATGGATGTGAGTGTGATGGAAGTGAAGGTCTAACCCCAAGTGCTGTCGCAGAAGGAGATATAAACTGTACAGATTGTGATAACGATCCTGGTACTACTATTATCAAAGATAATACATATTGCGATTGTGATAGATGGGCTAGACATGATAGTGGTACACTTAATCCTTCAGATAAAATATATCTGCTGAATACTTATGGAGTATGTGACTGTGTAGGTACCCCAGTAGAAGAGGGCTGTGATTGTTACGGAACTGTTATAGATTCTACGGCCTTCTGTGATTGTGGAGTACCCACTGATAATGAAGGTGAACCTTACTGCGATTGTAATCAAGAGTCTATCTTACAGCCAGGTAAAGAATGTTATGATGATAATGGTGAATTATTATGTAACCATCAAGCAGAAGTGCACTACTTTGACGGTGATGGTGATGGGTTCTATAATCCTGAAATATTACAGTTAATGTGCCCTAATGCCGTGACAGCCGCTGGAAACGGAGATGGAGGTTATCCTTTATGGACTACTATAGAAGATTCTTTAGGAATAGATGGGTGTGATGGATTTCAAGATGAATGCAACCTTGACTGTATTTCTTATGATTCAGATGGAAATCTAACTGGAGAAATAAGAATATTAGATGATTGTAATAACTGTTATTACCCTTCTGATGGAGAGCCTATATACGAATGTGAGTGTGGTGATCTGCCAGATGGATTTTGCGATTGTGGAGTAGAAGATTTAGGATGTGGCTGTCTTAATGGAGAGGCTATTATTCCTCATACTACAGGAACTGGAGAAGGTGAAATATGTGCTGAATGTACTAATAATCCTGATGGAACCCCTAAACTTTGGGATGCCTGTAATAATTGTGGGGTAGAAGCAGGAACATATACTTTTGTTGAAAGTACAGGATTTTACACTAACGACCAAGGTAGTACTAAATGTACTTGTAGTGGAGAGATAGAGCCAAATGAAGATGGGTGCTGTACTGGCTACGTATTTGACACTTGTGTAAATTCTTGTGTACTTGCGGGTACAGCTACAGAGTTAGATTGTGCTGGTGGATGCGACGGGTTAGTTAATGACGCTTGTGGTTTCTGTGATGGCCCTTATGATGAAGTACCTAGTGGTACAGAAGAGGGAGAAGATTGCGGTTGTCCAGATACTATAGATGGTACTCCTCCTACTGCAGATTGTGGTGGAAATTGTCCAGGAACTTTAGTGGCAGACGGATGTGGAGTATGTGACGGAGATAATTCTGACTGTACAGGATGTACAGACGCAGAGGCATTTAATTACGATAATACTGCAACTATAGGCTGTGAAGACTGTTGTGAATATTATAACATAATTAATCCAGATGCTTATCCATTAATTGATGATGGAGGAACTTTAGTATCTAGTGGTAATATGGCTAGTGTTATAACTCATCACTCTGATGTAGAGATACAACACTATGGAGATATAGTAGGCCCTAATAATCCAACAATTGTAACTGAATATCAATTAGGAGTAGATGGTAATACTACTAATGTAACTAGAGATAATCCTATTTTTACTAGTAAATGCCAAGTAATTAGTGCTAGTAATCCTATCTTAATATTAGATAGAGCTATTGATAATGCAGAAATAACTTATTCTTACACTCCTACCCTAGGTGGTGTAGACTTAATAACAGGTGTTAGCACTCAAAATCCTGAAAGTATTAGTAGTAATGATGTTGCAACTGCTTCAGGTAAAACTGTAAACTTCTATTTTAGATTAGAAGGAGATTTGAATACCACTGTAAGTAATATTGCAAATAACTTCTTTGGTCCGTATATGAGTAGTAATATCCAAAGTGTATCTAAAGAAGATGGAAGTGCAGAGGTGTTAGAGTCAGAATTAGTAGAAGGGACTCCTGAGATAACTGCCACTGTTATTCATCCAAACGGGACCTTTGAACCTGTTAGTGCTACATACTCTAATTACCATGTGTATAAAGTAACTATGAGGTTAGACGCAGATGGTACTATTTCAGAGATACCTGAAGGAGTAGATCTTTCAGCTCTTTTTGCTGCACAAGAGAATGCAGTTAATACAGATATTTATATATGTGATGTTTGTCCAGAAGGAGAAACTCAAAATGGAGCTGTATATACACAGTATCCAGAGATAACTTCTGCTGATATGATAAGTATAGCATCAGGAAATCCTTTAGTTGTTATTAACCAAGAAGGGACCGCTACAACCCCTCCACTCACAACTACATATACGATAGCTGCTAATTGTGCTTGCACGGATGACTGTCTTCTTAATGGGAACGATTACGCTCAAGTATGTGGAAACTCTGATGCAATTAATTATACACCAGAGTTAGGAGAATGCCAAGAGTATGGCGATGATAATTTCTGTTCTTTCCCTGAAGAACCCACTCCATATTGTTCTGATCCTAATTATTTAGAATTCCATGAAGTAGATACAAATGAAGGGCTTTGGGAAATAGATGACAGTTTATGTTTAAATCTTCTACAAATTGAAGAAACAGAAACAGACACTACTCAAGGTACTTATACTATAACTACTGATTATACAGGAGACGCTCTTCCAGATGTAGAATATATTATTTATACTAAAGCAGGAAAAATAATTCAAGATGAAAGTGAAGTAAGACATGTTATAACTTCTTCTGGCACTAAAAGAACAATACAAACTATTAGAAGTGTAGGAGATTGTGCTGGGTTTGTACCTATAGCATTTAATACTAATAACGAATGGTTAAAAGGAAAATTTACTATTAGTAAAAATGATACAATTTTATGGCAGCTTGATTATGGATCATTAGATACACAAACTTTTGGATCTTCAATAATCCCTGACGGCTCTGCTATATTAAAGTTAGGAACTACAGATTGTACAGCAGGATGTGATGCCACTACTATTAGTGTTACAGGATGTACTAGATCAGTGGAAAAAGATGTTAAAGAATTCACTGATTTCACTGTAGAAATATTAACTGAGGAATCTCCAACAGACTCTTATGATGAGACTTCATTTATATTATATAATATTACTACAGGAGAAAGACTTGTTGATCTTATAGGAGGAATAGGTAACGGAGAAGTTAGAGTAGAAAACTTCAAATTATCTGACACCACTGTTTTAGGTGTAAAAGCTATTTCTAAAAATATGTTGATATATAGAATTATAGATGAACAAGGTAAAATTCTTAAAACTAAATCTTTATACAATGATTCTTACTTTGAGCCTTTTACTTTAGAGTTGTTAGAACCAGGATGTACTGATTCAGAAGCTGCAAATTATAATGAAAATGCAGGAATAGATAATGGTACATGTATAGATGCTGCTTTATACGATTGTGTTAAAGACGCCTTACTTAATATTGATACATTACAATGTGATAGTAGAGAGTCTACAAAAGCTCTACAGATATATACAGTGTATCAGTCTTACAAAGAATCTTTAAAAGAAAAGAATTCAGTTAAAATAGAAATGTACAAAGAGAAGTTAGCTGATCTTTGTAATTGTAAAACGTGTTAAATAAAATAAAATGGATAGATTAAGAGATTTAATAAATGTAATTGCTAAGGGTAACCAGCGTAAAGAAAATTTAGACTTTGGTTTAAATGGGCTTGATTTGGTAAATGGTATATCAGGAGATCAAACAGTAGCAGGAAACTGGGTAGCTATAAAAGTAGATAATACAGGAACAACAGGCGCTCACTTTACAACCTTAACAACTGCTGAAGGTGATGCTTTAGATGGAGTTAAATTAGCTCCAGGAGATATATTATACGCTCCTATAACTAATGCTGTTATAGAATCTGATGCTACAGATTGCTTAGTAATGTTTTACCGTAGACACAAAGAGTAATGGGGATGCGTCTAGGAAATAGTCATGCTGGAGGAACTTCTAAAATGAAAGAAGGTAAGCGGCAAGGACGTAATAGAAAAGCGTTTGGAACATTCTATTCTAACGCAGCATCTACTAGTGGTAACTGTAAAGTTACATGCTCTGCTTTAAGTTTAAGTGTAGCAGATGGAACTCTTACATATAGAAAAGGTAGCGACTTAATTAAATGGGAAAATGATGCAGGTAATACAAAATACATTTTTTCTCTTAGAGACATGACTAATAATATAGTCTCAAGAGGGGCTCACCTCCTAACTTTTACTAGAGGGAGATAATATGAGTAAGAATTATAAATGGGTGAACTTAACACCAGATGAAATTTGGGAAGCAACAGCTCCTAAGATTCAGAAAAATAAAAAGAAATATAATAGAAAAAAGAAATTTAATAAAGATGATAATGGAGATATTCAAGAACGACAATAATTGGAATGAGAAAGCCATTGTTGGTTTTATAGCATTTGCTATAATGTGCATTATAATGGTGGCCGATCTAGTGACAGGTTGGGTAGGCTCAGATTTAGTAATTAACGAATACGTTTACAACTCATTTGTATGGGTTGTTCTTGGTTCATTTGGTATAAGCGGTGCAGAAAAATTTGCTAAAAAATGAGGAAGCTTCTTTATATATTATTATTATTTAGTTTAACAGCAAATGCTCAAGATACTTTATTTGTTGATTGTAATGGTACCGATGCATCAGGGGTTGTCAACTGGGTTGGTGACGGTTGGTGTGACGATGGTGCTTATGCTTGGAATGGTAACGCTATTAACTTTAACTGTGAAGAGTTTAACTACGACGAAGGCGATTGCGAGACTGTAGAGATTGTACTAGGTTGTATGAATATGTTAGCTTTAAACTATGTTCCTGAAGCTAACTTAGATGACGGCTCATGTGAGTTTCCTGTATTTGGATGTACAGACTCAGAAGCTCCTAACTTTAATCCTTGGGCGGAAGCTGATGATAACAGCTGTGTTGGAGTGAGTTGCTCTGACGGAGAGACCAAAATTATTATGCAGCTAACTCTTGATCAGTTTCCAGGTGAGACTGGTTGGATAATAACTGACTTATCTAACGGGCAACCCGTTGACAATGTAGTAGCTGGTGAATATACGTATGCACAAGCTAATCAAACTATAATATACGATGTATGTATACCTGAGTCTGGTGTTGAGATAATACTAAGTGATACTTACGGAGATGGACTTGCTGGTTCTTTATACGGAGGTTCTGATGGCAATATAGTAGTACTTGGAGATTTGCAACCTTGTGGGAGTTTAGATACTTTATGGGCTTTGTCTGAACCTAACTTTGGCGGAGCAACTTACTCAGGCCCAATGTGGATACAGCAGTGTGACATACCTGCTATAGAAGGATGCACTAATAATACTTACGTAGAGTTTGACTTCCAAGCTAACCTTGATGATGGTAGCTGTGAAACACTTCATACATTAGGATGTGTAAATCCAGATGCATTTAACTACAACCCACAAGCTACACTAAATGAAATCATACCTACATGTAACTACACTCTTATTATAGAAGATGACGGTGGTGACGGTTGGGGTGATTGCTACATAGGTGTAGTACAAGAAGATAGTATTCTAGGTACATATACTATGGGCCCTGGAGAATACTCTCAAGAATTTGATATAGTATTAGAGACAGATAAAGCTGTTAAAGTATATTACTTTGAAATAGCTAGTCCACAAACTCCTCCTGCAGAAGTCGCTTTCCAGACTATGCATAACTCATTTACATTAATAAACTCACATGATATTATCACCTTACAGGGTGGTGCCTATCCATTTGCAGATAACGGAGCTGGAGCTTTACAGCCTTACGAGCCGCCTTTTTGGAATGTATATAGTGCTCTACCTTTTTGTGGTGATTATTGTGTTCCTACAGTATACGGGTGTTTGGATGAACAATCACTAAATTACAATCCTGAAGCTAATACCTCTGATGATAGCTGCATAGAGATTGTAGAAGGTTGTACCTCGCCCTTTGCATTTAACTACGACTCTATCGCTAATGTAGATGATGGAAGTTGTGAAGCTGTAGTCTATGGTTGCATGGATGATTCAGCTTGGAATTATAACTTTTTAGCTAATAGTGCTGACGAAAGTTGTCTTTATTTTGGCTGCATGGATCCTCTTGCAGATAACTATGATCCTATAGCTAATGTAGAACTAGAGGGAGCTTGTTTCACGACAGTTCTTGGTTGTACAGATCCAGAAGCTTTCAATTATAATGAAGAAGCTAATACGGAAGATTTCAGTTGTATACCAGTTGTATTTGGATGTATGGATTCTACAGCATTTAATTACGATCCTATAGCTAACACAGAAGGAGATTGTCTTGAGATAATCGAAGGGTGTATGGACGTAACAGCATTTAACTATGACATATTTGCAAATACAGAAGCTGAGTGTTTATATGATGCTGGTTGTGTTGGGGAGCCAGGAGATCCTTATTGGTTAAATGATACGTGCTATGCTTGGGTAATTATGGTAGACCCTTACTGTTGTAATAATGATTGGGATGAGAAATGTCAACAACTTTACTGGAGTTGTAGCTGGGATAGCCCATTAGATACTAGAGATTTACTTAGAGGTAATGATGTAGTTATATATCCTAATCCTATGGGGGATGTATTAAACGTATTAACAAACGGTCCTGTGAACATAGAGGTGTATGATGTTACAGGTAAACTTGTAATACAAGTTAAAGAGTCTCAAACTAAAGAAGGATTAAATCAGTTAGATGTAGGATTGTTACCTGCAGGTGTATACAATTTTAGTGTTACATACGAAGGAATGACTAGTAACAAAAAAGTATTAAAGAGATGAAAAAGTTATTACTAATATTATTATTGATTCCTTTTTTAGGGAATGCTCAGGCTCTTAATAAAATATTTAAGTACTCTACATTTTATGCAGCAGTTAATGGTGGAACATCATTATCTGATGATCAGATATGGTCTGTAACATCAGGTACATTAGAAGAAGATATAATTAAAACTCCATTTGATTATGCGTTTTCTATTGGTATTAGAAAAATAAAAAGATTTGGATATGAAAATAGAGCCAACACTTTTTATAATGGTACAGAAAATTCTTATTCTGATGCCGCGACAATCGGTAGAGTTGATGGTTTCGAATATTTATTTGAAGCTGATTTTGTAAGACGCTTAGGTATTAACTACACAAACCAGCATCACTTTATAAGATACGTTGCAGATAAGTGGGTTAGTAAAGTAGAGTACTTAGAAGATGGTTTCGCTGATATAAAATACTTTGAGGCATCTGAAAGATTTAGATTACAAATAAAAGAAGGTAAGTTATCTTTTAATGTAGGAGCTGTTCAACGTCTTGCAGAACCATACGGTTTTGACCCCCTGGCAGATTGGGTGCTGGACAATGGGACATTACACTATACATACTTGGCACTTCAAGAGGGATACGATATAACACTAGATGGACAATATTTAGCACCCAATGGAGAAGTAGTTGCAACTAGTCAAGAAGTGTGGGAAGAAGTTGTTATCCCTGAAGTAATAGATGAATATGTAGAAGCTGAAAGAAATAAATTATCTAGTATAGTAGAGTACTCTGCAGTAGTTGGATTTGACTACTACCATTTTACAAAAGATTTCTGGTTTCACAGCTGGGGTAACTTAATGCCTTATCACATAAATACAAACAATGAATACTCTTACTATAAGTTCAACAATGGGCAGTGGTTAGATTATTCTGCAGGACTTATATATGGATATAGATTTAATAAAAGTTTAGGTGTATTTGTAGAAGGTAAATATAATAAGTATTGGAATCGTAAATGGCACAACTTTAGTGTAGGAATTAATTATGTAATATTTTAATTATGGCAAAAGAATTAAACGAAGATACAGCAGTACAAATAAGTATAAAAACTTTAGCAGGTATTGCCGTTATTATGGCAGCTGTTATTAGTGGCTGGTTTGTATTGCAAGGAGATATAGCAGAAGCTAAAAAGCTGCCTCTCCCTTTAGACCCTGAGATTACTCGTATGGAGTATGATATGAAAGACCAACTTATTCGACAAACAATTATGTCTACTCAAGAAGACGTAACAGAGATTAAAACACAGATGTTAAGAATGGAAGATAAGATTGATAAATTGCGCTAATGATAAAATTGTTTTGGATTGTACTACTTTTAAATTTAACTGTAAGAGCTCAAATATTACAAAACGACAAACTACTACACATGGGAGGTAGTTATGTAATAAGTTCTACGGTTTCTGCTATAGTATATGATAAAACAAAAAATAAAAAATGTTCTTTAGTATCTGGATTAGCAGTTTCAATGATTATTGGTGCAGGCAAAGAAATATATGACAGAAAACATGGCGATCTTGATTGGAATGACATGCTTGCAAATACTGTAGGATCTACATTAGGTATAATAACTATAAGAATAGCGATATGAAAAAATTATTATTATTATTATTAATTCCTTTTATAGGAGTTGCACAAGATTTTCCTGATGGTTTAGTAGTGGTAGAGTTTAACGCTAGCTTTAATAAAACTAATGAAGTGGTTTGGTTACCAAAGCTAACTGATTGTGAGACAGAAAGAGTAGATATAACAGCAGACTCTAGATGGGCAAGTGAGTACAAAATAGTTGTTGTTCCAACTTTAGTTGTTTTTAATAATGGAGAAGAAGTAAAAAGATTTCAAGCAAACATTATGATGACTATGGAAGCCACTCTTAAAGAGGTGCAAAATTCTATAGACGAAATAGTAATGGAAGCATTTTAAAATTAAACTATGAGATTAAGTAAAAATTTTGTATTATCAGAAATAACTCGAAGTAATACAGCAAGAAGATTAGGCATAAGTAATGAGCCAGAAAAGAAACATATGGAAGGGTTGCAAAGGATTATTACAAATCTTATACAGCCTATGCGTGACGCTCTTGGTCCTATCAGGATTAGTAGTGGTTACCGTTCTAAAGAGTTAAATCGTGCGATTGGTGGAAGTAATAAATCACAACATTGTAAAGGTGAAGCGCTTGATTTGCAATTCTGGTCAGAAGGAAAAATAAACAACAAAGCTATCTATGAATGGGTGTTAGACTCAGGATTAGAGTTTGACCAAATGATTAATGAGTTTGACTTCACCTGGATACATATATCTTTAAAAAAGAAAGATAACAGAAAGCAGGTTCTAGAAGCGTATAAAGATGAGGACGGTGATACTAAGTATAGATACGCAGACATAAAGCCTAGTATATGAGTAAACTATTAGACATATTAGGTGGAGGAGTTGTAAAACAAGTTGGCGATGTGCTAGATAATCTAACTACATCTAAAGAAGAGAAGTTAGAAGCTCAGCGTAAGATAAAAGAAGTTCTTATGCAAGCTGAATCTCAGGCTCAAGAACAAGTTACAAGGCGATGGGAAGCCGATATGAAGTCTGATAATTGGCTTAGTAAGAACATTAGACCGCTGATTTGCATCTTTTTAACAGCTATGTTCATAATTATTTCTATATTTGATGGGAATTTAGGAGAATTTGTTATATCTCCTGCCTACATTCCTATATACCAAACACTATTAATTACCGTTTACGGTGCTTATTTTGCTGGTAGAAGTATAGAAAAAATTAGAAAAAAATGATACAACAGTATGATCGAGAAGGAAATCTTGTAGATGAATTCTCAAACGCTAATGAAGCGGCAACAGCTTTAGGAATAGATGATAGTAATATCAGAAAGGTTCTTAAAGGAGCAAGGAACTATGCAGGTGGTTATCAATGGATAGAAACCACTTCTAATACAACTACAACAGATAATGTAGGAGAAGCAATAGTTCCTAATATCCCTGAACTCGATTTACATCTTAAAGAAAGAGGAATAGATAAAAAAGATGTGCAGTCAGTAAAGCACTGGCAATCAGGCTCAGGAGAATATAGATTTTCTATTGTAACAAAAGAAGACAATAAAGATCTTACTGAGTTTAAAGAAAAGTTCTTTGAAGAAATGAAACAGTATATCCCACAGGTTGTAGATCCAATCTACAATTTTAAGAAGGGATCTCCTGTAGCTTACGAAATATCTTTACCTGATTTTCATTATGGTAAGATAGGTACTATGTCTCAAGAACAAGCTAATCTAGATTTCTTAAATACTATTAAGGAGTTACATAGAAAAGCTGAAGGTTTAAATATAGAGAAATTCATTTTACCAATTGGTAATGACGGATTAAACTCTGAAGGATATAGTAGAGCCACCACTAAAGGTACTCCACAGCATGACGCTGAAGAGTGGCAAGAAACTTTTAGAGGTTATTGGAAGTTGTTAGTTATTGCTATTGATTACTTATCAGCATTTGCACCAGTAGATGTTATTGTAGTTCAAGGTAACCACGATTTCGAACGTATGTTTTATATAGGAGAAGTAATAGCATCTTGGTATAAAGATTATAGCTCAGTGACAGTAGATAATAGTTATGACTCAAGAAAGTATTACCGCTACGGAAAGAATATGCTTATGTTCACACATGGAGATAAGGAGAAGCCTGCGAACATGCCTCTTCTTATGGCGACAGAACAGCCACTCATGTTTGCGCAATGCCCGAACAGAGAAGTTCATTGTGGGCATCAGCATAGAGAAATCGTTAATACCTACCAAGGAGTTAAAGTAAGATTTCTACCTAGCATTTGTACTAACGATGCTTGGCATAAAACAATGGGGTATAGCTCTCCTAGAGAGGCTCAAGCTTATATATGGAATAAAGAAAAAGGATGTGAAGGATATTTACAAGTAAATTTAAATTAGAATGGCGACAATAAAAGAAATAGTATATGATTTGAAAAACATCATCAGAGGAGGAATACAATCTGATGATGACATGATTTCAGATCGTCAAATAGAATTTCAAGTTAACAGTTTAAGAGCGCAGTTTATACGTCAAGATGTAAATAAACGTCGTAGTATTTCTGATAATATTAAACAGATGATACACTGCTTAGAGGTAGAACCTGTTTCTGGAACTACTTGTGGTTTATCTAATGATATTATGATTGTACGTTCTAAAGAAAAAGTACCTAATGCTATTGAGACTGCCCATCAGGATTTAATCACTGCTGTAGGGCCTACAGGAATACTTTCTACTAACTTTCATATGATTCCTTTTAATAGGGCTCCTTGGGCAGGGAACAATCGTTATACGAAGCGTATGACTTTTGCCTTTTTATTAGACAGCTTTGTATATATTACAGGGCCTGAAGCTGAGATGCTAGAGAAGATAAAAGTAGAAGGAGTTTGGCAAAACCCTAGAGATATAGAATCTTATAAGAAAGATGATGGCTCTTCTTCATACGATGCAGAAACGGAAGAATATCCTCTTTCTACATCTATGTTAGATTTAATTAAACAAGGTATGTTAGCTCAGAATCTGCAGCCTATGATTCAAATGCCTACAGACATCTCTAATAATGCTAAATCTGATTTACAACCTAATCAACAGAAATAATGTTTGAAAATGGTAAGCGTGGATTAGGAGAGTATAAAAAAGATCACGGCTCTGACGAGACGTACAAGTATTATAAAGAAAATACAATAGAAGAATTACAAGTAGATAAAAAAACTTATAGAAAAATATGCGACGAATTTAATAAATTATTTATAGATGAAATCTTAATAAGTTCTGAAGAGATGAGGTTACCTTATAGGCTAGGGACTATTAGAGTTAAGAAATCTAAAATGAAATATGATGATAAGAATAAATTAAAAATTGATTGGGCTGCCAGTAAAAAACTTGGTAAGCGAATCTATCATCTAAACGATCACACAGGAGGATATAAGTACAGGTTCTATTGGACTAAAGGAATTGTAAAAAATATTACAGCATATTCTTTTATTCCTACTAGAACAAATACTAGACGATTAGCTAGTATATTAAAAGATAAAGAACGTGAACTAGATTATTTTATGTGATTATGGCAAAAACAAAATTATATGCTCCGAAAGGAACACATTTCATGATTAAAAAACAAGGAGGATTTTATTTAATGAAAAATCCTGCATCAGGATATAAAGAACATACGACAGCTAATGGAGAAAGATCAGCTTTATATGTATTTATAGAACTTAAAGAGTCTCATGAATCTCTAGCGCCTACAACAGTTTCTACTCCTAGGCAAAGTGCAAGACGAACGCCTACTAGAAGAACAACTACTACTACAAATAGAACAACTTCTACACCTAGATCAAGTAGCGGAAGTTCAAGCGGTGGAGGCTATTAAGTATGGCAGTAAAAGATAAGATAATATCATTCTGGAAGCAAGTTAAGCTTAGGTCCTCCGATATGTTTACTCTATTTAGAGTGGGTATCGGAGTAAAAGTTCCTACACATAAGTTACATGTGAAGGATAAAACTGATCCTGTTAAAGTAGAAGGAATGACATCTAAAACTTTAACAAGTTCAGATGTTGCAAATTATAATATTATACAAGCAGACTCTAATGGAGTATTTTATACAACTGCAAGCATTGGTGGAATAGCTATTACCGAGATATATGACCGTTCAGGAGATTTGTATGTGTCTTCTTTAGGGGCTGGAGATGTATTAATTTCAAAAGATTTAAAAATAGGAGGGAGTACGATAAAGTTTCAAGGTTCAACTGTAGATGAAGTGTTTACTATACTTACAGCTGAAGATGCTACAAGTTCTAATAAAACTTTAACTCTTCCTAATTTAACAGGAACTGTAGCTACAACAAGTGTAGCAGGTGGTGGTACAGGTGCTTCTACATTTACAAGTAATGCAATACTTACAGGTAATGGTACAAGCGCTATACAAGCAGAAAGCAATCTTACATATACGGGAGAAACACTTTCAATTGGGAATGACGACAATGGTGATGTAACTATTGAGAGAAATGATCATACTGACGGTGCAGGAGGTGATTTTAAGGTAATTGCAGGATCTGCTGGAGGAGATAATACTGCTGGGGGTTCTGTAAAAATTTATGCAGGCTACGGTAAAGGAAGTGGCGGAGGTGGAGATATTCAATTTATTTCTAATGGTACTAGCGGTACAGCATCTACTATTCCTACCCCTGCAGTAGTTGCAGTAATTAGTAAAGAAGGTAATTTACAAATAGATGGTGGACTAACTACAGGTTCAACATCGTTTGTTAATAGCAGTGGTGTAGTTCAAGTTGCTACACAAGGAACTATCGATCACGATTCATTAGCTAACTTTGTTGCTAACGAGCACATCGATTGGACGGGAGCTAGTGCTGGTACTATACACGCTACTAACTATACAAATACAACATATTCAGAAGCTACAGGCTCTGCTGAAGGTCTTATGTCTATTGCACATCACGATAAGCTTGATGGTATAGAGACAGGGGCTACTGCTGACCAGACTAAATCAGATATAAATGGTTTAGCTATAAGTACTGTCGGGACTATTGGGACAGGTGTTTGGCAAGGTACTGCTATCGCTAGTAACTACTTAGATTCTGACACAGCACATTTAAGTGGTGTTCAAACATTCATTGGCCCAAAAACTTTTGCATCTGGTATAATATACGATGGAGATCGTAGTACAACACCTGGCGATGGTGCAGCGATACATGTTGATTCATCTGACATAACAGATAACAATACCTCTGCTTCTGGAACAGCGACTGCGTTTAATCACGTAAATATTGAGAACCCTAGAATAATGGCTAGTAACGCTTCAGTAACTACTACTACTGCCTCTACTGTATATATAAAGGGTGCTCCTGTAGCTTCTACTAATCAAACCATCACTAATGCTTACGCTCTTAATGTTGCTGCGGGTAATGTTAAATTAGGAGCGGGCTTAGAAGTCGGGGGAGATTTAGATGTTACTGGTAACGTGTTGCCTGGGATAACGTATGTAAAGATACTACCAAGTGATTTTATACCTGATGATGCAGGTAGACCTATTATGATTGATGATACAGGTAGTGATAGGTGGTTAGAGTCTCATAGTACTGCAAAGATGTTTGCTTCTGTACAAATACCTGTGGGGTTTAAAGCAACTCACGTTGATGTATATGGTAGCGCAACATCTGCTATTACTGTTTACGAAGCTGATGTTAACAGTAAGACGGTAACAAGTAAAGGTACTGGTAATATTGGTACACAAATAAATATAACAGATGTTACGGCTGACGCTACTAATTATATTTTAATTCAATTATCACAAGCATCTGGAGAAGAAGTTTACGGAGGTAAATTAACGATAGCAAAAGCTTAACTTATGGCACTAGCAAGTAGAAAGTCTGGAGATTTACACAGCAAAACAGGAAGTGATTTAGCTAATTTAAAAGCTAAATACGATAATAATAAACACACAAGCTTAGAGGTTTACGAAGGTGAAGCAGCATTGATATACCAAATTCAGCTTCTTAAAGAAGACATAGATGAACTTAGAAGGTATATAACTTCGGAGGTTGGAGATGGCGCACAAGGCCCTCAAGGTCCAGCTGGTGTAAAAGGGGATACTGGGAATACAGGTTCTGCTGGTGCAAGAGGAGCGACGGGCGCAGCAGGCTCAAATGGTAGCGATGGAGCTGATGGTAGCACACCTACAATAACAGATTTAAGCGGAAGCAGTCTACCTACTAGTAGTAGGGGTTTAGCTTCAGGTAAATTGTATAACGACAGAGGAATAGTTAAAATAGCATAACATGGCACTAAACGGAAAATATATATCACTAAATTCAATAATGGAACAAGTATATGCTGATAACGGTTATCAGTTTGAACTTCCTTGGGTTGATATAATGATGTGGACAGAGGAAGCTCTTAATTTAATAGGGCATCCTAGACAATATATAAGAAAAGTAACAGGACATAAAGAAAATCCTAATCTAGATATAAAGAATTATAGAGCACAATTACCTTGTGACTTTCATAGTTTAGAACAGGTGGCTGTAAATGGTATGCCTGCAGAGTATTCTGGAAATACATTCCATCATTTACTTGATGGAGACTGTTGTGGTATAGAAGGATTTACAAATCTAGCTGCTCATGTACAAGAACAAAACTGGGGAGAACTAGTTAAGGTTACTAATGATGATGGGGCCTCTAGCTATGAGCAAAGAAATGATTCTCTCTCTAATACTGAAGGTGGTATAATGTCATTTGATATGACAGGAGCAATAGACTCTGAGTTTAACCCGATTACATTTGATCTAAACAATAACAATATTACGCTATCAGTGAAGGAAGGTAAAGTATGTATGGCTTACTTAGCTATTCCTACAGATGAAGAAGGCCTGCCTCTTATCCCTGAAGATACAAGTTACCAATTAGCTGTAAAGAAATACCTTACAATGAAAGTAGATTATATAGCTTGGAGAAGAGGTACATTACAACAAGCAGTGTTTGAACATTCTCAACAAGAGTGGATGTGGTATGTAGGGCAAGCAGGTAATAAAGCTAAAATGCCAAACATCGATCAATTAGAAGCTATTAAAAATCAAACTATGCGCTTACTACCTAAAGTAAACGCTCATGAAACATTTTTTAAGTCACTAGGTTCACCTGAAGTAAGAAGAAATTTTAATAGATAATGAGAGATCAACATATAAATTCCTTTAATAAAGGTATGATGAAAGACCTTGGGGCTACTATACCTCAAGAAGGTTCTTATATAGATGCTGAAAATATTAGAATTATATCAGATGGTTCTTCTGATGGAAGTTCTGGAGTAGCTATTAATGTAAAAGGTAATACTCAAGTATTAACTGTATCTGTGCCAGGAGACTCAACTTTCTCTGATGATACTTCTATTCCTTTGGATCCTGTTGATCATATAATAGGATATACAACTATTAGAAATACTATTATAGTTTTTTCTACTACATCTAACGTAGGATCTATACATACTATTGATACTACTTTAGATACTTTACAAGCAGTAGAAATATATTCAGAAATAGATCTAAATTTTAATCCTTCTTTTCCTATAGAAGCTGTAGGTAGATATGAGTCTGAAGATATACAAAGAATATATTGGACAGATAACTTAAATCCTGTTAGAACTTTAAATATTAAAGCTGAAGGGTTAAGTGAAATTCCTGTAGAAGAACTTTCTTTAAACCCTCCTGTTAATTTTGGAGCTCCTAGAATAATAGAAGTAAATGGCTCTGGAGAATTACCTGCAGGAATGTATCAGTATGCTTATAGATTAAAAACTGAAGAAGGAGCAGTTACTAGATTTTCTCCTTTAAGTAATTTTGTACATATTGTTAGAGGTTTTAAATATTGGGAGTACATAGAAGATCCTGAAAACCAAACAGAATACAGTAATACTATACCAGGAGAGCAAACAGATAAAGCAGTGTCTGTTAAATTATCTAATTTAGATTTAGATTATGATTTTATAGAGCTAGTAGCTTTACATAGAACGGCAGCTAATAGTATAAATGAAGTTTATAGTGTAGAAGAAGTTAAGTTAACAGGAGAAGAAGTAATTATTAGACACACTAATAATTTTGGAGCTCCTCTTCTTGTAGAAGAAGTTACAGAACTTACTAATATACCTTCTAAAGTTAAAACTTTATCTCATAAAGATAATAGATTGTTTATGGGAGGAGTATCTTACTCTCCTTTTGACTTAGAGTTTAATGCAAGAGCGTATAGATATAGAAGAACAGATGGTATACAGTATCCTATTGAAAGTCTTGAGCTAGATACATCTGATGAATCACTTTATGAAACTTATGTTGATGATATTGATAGTACAGAGGACGATGCTATAAATCCTTACAATAATTATGGAGAAGAACAAGCTCCTATAGAATATCAATATAAATTTTGGAAAAATGGAATAACTTTAGGAGGGCAAGGTCCCAATATTTCATATAAGTTTATTAAAAGAAAATTAGATGGAAATACTAATATAGATATTCCTGATCAAGCTCCTTTTGTAACATCTTCTTTTAAAGGTGGTCCTGGGTGTGAAGATGGAGATTCAGTGAGAGGAGATTATAAATCTCCTATAAATGCAACAGAATTTGTTGGGTATCATAGAGATGAGATATATAGATTTGGTATTGTACTATATGACTTACAAGGTAATCCAGGATTTGTAAATTGGATTGGAGATATTAGATTTCCTGACTATCATGATTACGATCATGAAGGTGCTTATAATGGAGGTATATATAATTTTACATTATCTCAAACTAGTAGTACAGGCAGTGGTACTAATTATAATTTTGAAGATGAAACTGAAGATGCTTACGATAATATGGAATCGTATTATCCTGACGGAGTAGATTTGGAATTGTATTCTGAAGTACAAAGCTCTTATCAGCACACTGATTATCAGTTTAACACTTTAGCTGCTTCTACTTTACGTATATTAGGAATTCAATTTAATGTTAATATTCCTGAAGAACTAAAAGATAAAATTAGTGGGTATAGAATAGTTAGAGTAGAAAGAACTGATGAACATAAAACAGTATTAGGATCAGGTATACTTAATTATTTAAACACTTATCTTAAAGGAGGAGAAATATTTCATTCTTATTCTAGTCGACATATTAATACAGGAGAGTATCCTCAGTATACAACTTATTATCAAACAGCAAATGAGGGAAATGCAACAAATGGTATACATAATAACTTTATATTTACAATAGATTCTCCTGAGTGGCCTTTCTTAAAAAGTTACCCTTCAGCAAGTGCTGGATGTTCTTATTTAAAAGTTTTAGGAGGAGTAACTGGAAAGCGTGTAGAATCTTTTACAGATTCTGCAGGAGCAAATGATCCTGGTCAAGCTATGGTGTACGGAGCCCATAAATTAGCTCATTCAAAAGAAGATTTATTTTCTACTTACTCTTTAGAATATACAACAAGACTAGAAAGAGGAGAAAATGGATTAGTACTAAATATTCCTGGAGTTTCTGAATTTCTAAATACAGACTTTTACGGAGCAGAAATATGGGGCGATGATTCTCCTTTACAATATGCTGGGATTAGAAATAAAGCAGTTACTCATGATAGTGATACAGCTCAACAAAACTCTTCAGATATATGGTATGTAGGTATAGGGGAAGAAACTTTATTTGGAGCAGTTAATGGAGAGAACCCTGACGATCCTACAGATTTTGGAGAAGGTATAGACTGGAAAAAATGGTTTACTTATTTGCTAGGTTTTTCTAATACAGGAAAATTACTTACATCTATAAAGAGAGAGTTACCTGCGCAATATGGAGGTAATGATGCTTTAGCTCGAAAAAATAATACTTATATTCCTGCAGGACCTTTTATAAATATTGCAGGAGATAGCGCATTAGGTGCTTATGGAGAACATGAAGTTTGGGGAGGAGATACTTATGTAGTATTATACGATCTTGAAAAAGTTAGAAGACATGATGTAGATTTAGATTCTGGTATAAGCGCAGGAAATAAAAGAGAATCTACTAATTTTGCTTTTCCTGTAGAATCTTCTGTTAATACTGCTCTTAGAGGAGGATGGCACTTTGCTAATAAAAAAGATTGGGCATCAGAATCAGAAACACTTTTAAATACTTTTGAGCTAGAAAACTGTTATTCTTCTCAAAATACTACAGAAGTATTTATACCTAAACCTTTAAACTTTAAAGAGACTTTTGAATACGACTCTAGAGTTCTATATTCAAATGTTAAAATAAATGGAGCAACAGCAGATGGGTGGAGACAATTTAAATTAGAAAACTATAAAGATGTAGAAGGAGGATATGGTGGAATAACTAAATTAATAGTACACCAAGATAATATGTTCTTCTTACAAGAGCGAGGTTTTGGAGGGCTTTCTATTAGTCCTGTATCTACAGTAGTAGACAATGATGGTACTTCAATAGTATTAGGTACTGGAGATGTTATACAAACCTTTAAATACATATCAACTACTGTAGGTTCTCAAGATCAAAGAAGTATTATTAACACCACTAAAGGTATCTATTGGGTAGATAAGAAAACTAAAAAGATACACGCTTTTAGAGCTAATGGTTTAGATAGTATATCAGATACACACGGAATGAAGTCTTGGAGTTTTGATAATATAAAACATGACTCAGTATTAGTTACAGGTAATGATGTTATTAATGATGAGGTTTTATTTTCTATCGACGATACAACTTTAGTGTTTAGTGAGCATATAAATAAATTCACATCTTTCTATACCTATGGCACACCTTTATATATAAATACTTTTGATAGATTATTTTCAGTAGACTCTGACTCTTCTGAGATATACGAGCATAATATAAGCGATGCTTATAATTGGTTTGGAGAAGAATATGAAAGTTCTATAGAATTTACAGTAAACAAGCACCCTTTAAATGTTAAAGTATTTGACAATCTAGAATGGTATACAGAATCAAATGATAATAAATTCCAAAGCGGTACTTTTTCTAATAATATAGATTCTAAAGTAGATGACTTATCAGAAGCAGTTGTAAAAGAAAGGATGACTAAAATGCCTGTACCTAGAACAAGTAATAATCACTCTAGGTTTAGAGATACTTATATGAAAGTTAAACTAGTAAGTAGCAATGCAAGTAAGTTTGTATTACACTATGTAAAAACCTTCTTTAGAATTTCTAATAGATAATAAAAAATAGTATATTGCGAAATTATGGCTAATAAAAAATATAAGAAAAAAAAGTATACTCACGGAGGTCCTCACGATCCTAATCTAGCTAAGGTTAAGAAAGGATTGAGATATGTAGAAAGCTCTGATGGAACACAAATGATAAATCCAAAGAGTAGTGCTACAGGTTTATATGGCCAATTATACGGTGCAGAAGAATTACAGTACATGCCTTATCTACAAGATGTAGATAGACAATCTTTTGCCTCTGATACTACATTACAAAATAGATTATTTGAAGATAGGTATTTTGGTAAGATACCTGGTGTACCTGGATTAGGTAGAAATGCTGATGACTTAAGAGTAGAGTACAAAAAAGTTTTAGAAGATAAAGGAATTTCATTTAATTATACAAATGATGAGATTTCTGCACTTTCTAACTTATTAGGTAGACAAGGTACAAGAGAGTACTTTGGATACGTATTAAGAGATGGTAGATCTTTAGCTGATGTGTTTCCAAAAATATATGGAGAAGACGCAGAGGCACCAAATAAAACACCTGAAAAATATTTAGAGACTTATAGAGAAGGTAGAGATTTAAAATACGGAGGACAAGTTACTAAATATCAGAACGGGGGAGAAACTGATATACCAACAGGAGGATTAGCTCAAACCTACAACCTTCAACCTGCTATAGATTGGCATACACAAAGATTTAACAATCCTTTCTATCAAGATAGATTAAGAAAAGAATATACTAATGCTCATGGCATAAATCTTTCAGATCAAGGTATGTCTGATTTAATCTCTGGTGGATTAAATCAACTTAATATTGGAGGAAACCAAGCAGATCTTTTTCAACCAATAAGCGAAGCAGATAATGCTGAAGGATATACTGGTACTAATACCTGGGATCCAACAGTAGGGGGGTATATGACGGATTCTTTTAAATCTAATCCATTTACAGGTGATCAACTGCAGCCTGATGCAGGGCAAATAGCAATGAATCCTAGTTGGAATCCAGATCGTCACCCATCGGTAGCTATCCATGAAGTGGGGCATAGATATAATGCATTAACAAACTCTCCTTTTTCAAGTTCTAGAAATAATCCTTTACAAGATGAATCTGCTGCTTATCATCAAAGCTTTTTTAATAAGCCTTGGACACAAGGGCATTATAAAACAGAAATGCGAGATGATGGAACAGAGTGGGGATCAGATAAATCTGCTTACTTTAGAAGTCCTCACGAGATTAGCTCTTATAAGGCTCAGTGGGAAGATAGTATGCAACGACAGGGTATCTGGAATCCTATGAAGTCTGAATTTGATCAAGGAAATTTACGGAGCTTACTAGAGCAAGGATATGGGAAGGACATGGGATATAATTTCATGGGAAATCAGTTTACAGGATTAGGATTAAACTCTTTTTCTGATTACATGCGAAATCTAAATTTAGATAGTTCTACTAAAGGAACAGAAGGATCTTTTGACGATATTATGGTCCCTTTAAGAGATGAAAAGGGAAAATTATTACCAGGAGGTGAGGAAGTACCTAGGGAGCGGGTTGGTATGATGGCTAAGCGCTACGAAAAAGATGACCAAAAACGATACGATAGATTTCAAAAAATATTAGGAGGTAGTAAGCGTAATCCTATAATTCCTGAAGAGTTTATGCCTGGAGACCCCACTGATGCTGAGGTTCATGGACTGAATTATCTAGCTAATCCTTATGACGCACCTGGCTTTGGTATGTATGATAAGAGAAGAGAGTGGGCACAGGACAATAGAGATACAAGGGATTTAGTGCAAGGAAGCAGAAAGAATTTTAGAAGTTTATTTAATAAAGGGTTTAGTGCTAAAGATTTAAGAGACAGATGGGGAGGTGAAGAAGTACTAGATATACCAAGGTATATACAAAGCCATTTAAACCCAGAGGACAGAACAGGATTTAAAACATATTGGAATAGAGAGGTAGAATCAAATCCAGAATTAGCAAACGCATTTGAAAGAATGTCAAGTGTTAATAAAGAGATGCTAGATAAATATAATGTTCCATATAGCAAGTATGATAATTATAACATTAATATAAATAGAAATATACCTGAAGAATTAGGTGGACAATATGGCGAACCTAAATGGCATCAATTTAAAAAGAAACACCAAAGAAATAAATTCTTAAAAGGCCAAGGACAAAATATAGCAGATTTTATTCTTAAAGGATATAAAGAACAAACAGGAACTAGTTTTGGTAAAGATAAGAGAATAGTTACGGATGCTCTCAGAAATATAGAGGAAGGGTATTTTCAAACTAAAGGTAAAGATAAACGAGCGTCAGATAAACACTTAAGAGATACGTATGAGTTTAGAGAAGGTATACAATCTGAAGATTGGATGGATTATGTACCCACTAAATATAAAGATATAGGTGAAAATACAATACAATTTATGAACGAAGTTGCTATGGAAGATCAAGTACCTAACATGGCTAAATACGGAGGAAAAATGAAAAAAATAAATAAATATAAAGGTGGCGGACTATGGGCAAACATACATGCTAAAAGAAAACGTGGAGAAACTATGAGAAAAAAAGGAGATCCAGGTGCGCCTACTGAAGAAGCTATTAGAAATTCGCAAGCTGCTTATGGAGGTATGATTTCTAAATACCCACACGGGGGAGTTAGTGATCGTATACTAGGTGATCCTATTATACCAGGAATGAATTTTCAATCTGATAATA